GGTAGCTTGCTGAGGTCAGCGCATCCCACGTCTGAGTGTACCAATCGAGGATAGTCTCAAAAGTAACAATGGCAGCGGCCACGATGAACAGATACAGGTTCCAGAAGGCTGTCTGTGAAGGGCTATCCAACGAGGATAACTCTGTTAGCGCATTCTTCTGCGCAATCATCTGCGCCTTTACTTGCTGAATCGTCCGTGCCATTACTGAAGGGTATTACTTATGTTGAATGATATTGGCGGTTGTAAAGTTACGCCATTTATCGGGTCTCTGCCAATGTGGTCTACCAAGGTGGTGGTGTATATCTGCTTCCACACGTATAGGTTGTTATGCCCGTAGTCTGCCGTCTCCGAGGTGCGCACCATCATGCCTCCGCGTGTGGGATATTTCTTTTGCACAGCCAAAAAGATGCTGTTTTTCAACGGTATTATGATGCTGTTCTGGTCAAGGTATCCGTCGCCTGAATCAAGCTGCTGGCATACGATGTGGAGCGTCACGCGCACAGGCTCATATAGCTGATAGCCCTGTCCCATCTGCTTAACCTCGCTGAAGTCAAAGTCCACAAACACGGCAGGCATCGCAAAGAGATAACCCGCTTCTCCCGCCTCGTCGCCTTGGTTGATGCGCTCATACTGCTGGTTATAGACAGCTGCATATTCCACACCGGGAACGGCCCGAAGCCATGATAAGATGTCGTTTATGAACTCGTTCATCGGAAACAATACTTTATGGTGTTGTCAATTACTTGTTCCTGCTTTTTTTGAAGCTCTACGCTATGCCCCATGAATTGACGTTGTGGGATGTTCACCCTTCGGCTGTGGCCCTTTATACTTTGCTTGTATTGCAACTGCACCCGCTTCTCTTTGCGGGTCTTTACGTTGTATATGCCCGTTCCTGAATAGTTGCCTTCGCTCTTCATCCATCGGTCATGTCCTTTCACGCTCACCGTGCCTTCATACCCTTCGTTGTGAACCTTTGCATAAGGCAGGCTATTAGCAATCTGAATAATATCCAGCCGTTTGATGCGGGTGTAGAACCCACGACGCAACGCACCGGACTGAACAAGAATGGCACGGGTACGGGCAGCCTTCCGTGCGGAGTTATATGCCGCTGTTCCGGGTGTTCTGCGCTGCACCTCTGGCCAAGGGTGTAGGCCATTGTCCACCCATCCCTGCACCCGCCATGAGTTGACGAAGTGGGTAGTGGACACCGCCTCCAGCTCGGTCATAAGCTTGGCCTTGCGCTCGTGCAAACGACGAACCACCTTGTCGAGGTCGAAGCGGCTCTTAGGCAAGGCTACCCATGTATTGGTCAAAGGCGTAGATGTCGCCCTCTTGGTTTAACCGTGCGATAAGGTCAGCGTATCCCGCCACCGCTTTGCGCTGCTTCTCTACGAAGGTCAACGTCAACTGCATGATAACCATGCTGTCGATATTACATTCCTTGTATAACGATTCGTAGAAGCCCAACAGCTCAAGCTCGGTCTCATAGGCAAGGTTAAGCATGGCAATCAACCGCTCCACGTTCGACACGTCCACCGTTGGGGTGTCGGGAACCTCATAAGTCGCTCCCATGTCGTTTAAGAACTCACATAGGTTGCCGAAGTGGCCCGCCTCGTCCTTGGCCTCGTGCTTGAAGTACGCTTCCGCGCCAAACAGACCCGCAGCGTTACACTTGATGGCAAGGTTGCGGTAGAGCCGCTCCGCTTTCAGTTCAAACGCCATCCGCTTAACGATGGCATCAATACATAGAGGTGGTAATAATGAGGTCTTCATTCTTTTGTCTTATTAGGGTCTTTGGGCAGGCCAAAGTTAGTCTTTATTTTTTTTTTGTCTTTTTTCGGCACGTTGTAATACGGATGTGCCTTGGTGAACACCTCCCCCGTCTTACCGGGGTTATTCATAAACGACGCATCCATCTTAGGTGTGGTCTCTTTATACGCGCTCTGCACGTCTTTCTTGGGCGTGGGCTTGCCTCCTACCTGCTTGCGCAATAGGCATCGGCAGTTGAAGTGATTAAGCGGCCCGTGCGTGTCCCAGAACTTATCATCAACGGGTAATGTAATCCCATCAAGCGGTCGGCAGATGTCCGAGGTGTTCTGGTCGAGGATGGCATCATACACAAGGTAGTCGTAGTTCTTTTGGTCGTTCTCAAACTCGGCCCACTTAACCGCGTTCTGCGATTGCCCTACTGAAGTGTTGTACTCGGTGCGCAGGTAGTTATCATAAAACTGATTTAATACCTTCTGAGCCTCCTGCTTGTACTCGGAATACGTTGCCACCCGCCCATCCTTCACCAAGGCACGGGCAAGCTGCTGCATTTGGCTTACGCTTTGGTACGTCTTGGCCGCGCTGAACCGATACACGCTCGTCTGGAGTTTTATCAGCAGTTCCTCGTCGGGGATATAAGCCGTTTCGCTCACAAACCCCTCCTTCACCCCTTTGGCAAGGTAGTCTGCAGTCTTCGCATATAACTCAGGCGGCAGGTCGTCCACCGTTACGATGCCAGCGGCTATCGCATCTATCAACGCGTCCCAATCGTATGGAAAGGGTGCGTCCATCAATTAAGCTCCTTGTTCGGGGTGTAGTATTCAAACACCATAGGCGTGGAGGCGGTCAGCAACCCCGATGGGCCTATCTCGATGCCATCCAAGGTGAACTGCTGGGCCAGCACGATGTTCTGAAAGTCGTCCTCGGTCATCAGTTTTTCGTTGCGCTTCTTCTCAAGCCATTTCATCGCTTCGCCCCAATAATATGTGGACACCCTGATGGCTTTAAGCGGCAAGCCTCGACGGACGCGCTCATAATAGATTGCCGTCATGCAGGCATCCATACATAGGTTGCCCGTCGCCTCCCAGCGGAGGCTGTTCATGTAGTTTTTTAAGGTGCTTTGACTAAAGGTGTGCATATAGGTTTTGTATTTTTTCTGCGTTGGTGGCGACGGTCTGGGCTTCGCTTTCGGTGGCCTCTACGGGGATGCCCGTGCGCTCGGTGAAGTAGTTCCAGTCGGGGTCTCCTCCCGCGTCTCTTATCACTTTAAAGATGTCAGCCGTAGCCTTGTTGCTCTCGTCCTCCTTGCGCCTGAACTCCTCGGTCTCCTTCACGTTGCGGAACTTGAACACCATGTCTTCGGGGATGGGGAAGCCTTGCAGGCGTAGCTTTGGCAACACCTCCAAGTTCATGCTATGCTCAACAGCCATGCAGTCCTTGCTCTCGATGGTGCTGAGTGCCATCTGCACCTCGTTGCTGGCTCCGAGCTTGCCGGGGATGCTGCTCATGGCATCCTCATGGCCTAATATCATCTTAGTGATGTTTTTCTCAAGGTAGGCGATGAGGGAGGTGTAGACATCCTGTGGGTTTGCTCCGCTTCTGGTCTCGACGAACTCAATCATGTCGTTCACATCCTTCACGATGGTGGCAGAGGAACCCGCGTTGTAGAGGTCATCAAAGAACTGGTCTCTCTCGTCGCCTGTCTTCATGGTGGAACCAACGCGCATCGGGGAGCCGTACAACTCAACGAACGTCGCAAACTGCCCAAGGAGGTTGCGCAACAGAATTTCATAATGCGCCACTTTGTAGAGTAGCCCATAACCGCACTCGGTGATGCCGTTCTCGCTTGGCGTGTCGAAGTAGAACGTCCAATCGTATGGCTTGTTGCCGTTGCTGTCCACGTACTCTTGGTTCCTGAACGGTACACCGTTAAGGTTGTACGGGATGTTTGCCACCTTCAAACGGTCGGGCGATACCCAAGGGCGTGGGATGGTCTTGATAGGTGATAGGTTACCCCAGAAATCACGGGAATACAACTCAGAGTTGATAATATCGCTGAAGTTGAGCAATGTGTATCCAAAGAACTCCGCATCGAGGCGACCTTCGATAACACGAAAGAACCAATCCTTTTTTATCAGCTTGGTCAGCTCTTCGTTGACGCTTCCATCGCTGTTGCACAGGTCAAACCCCTTCTGCAGGGTTAACGCCTTGCGGTAATTCATAACAGCGTACACATGGCCGTTGAGGATGGTGTCGAGGTAGGTCTGTTGCATCCGCACGCGCTGGCGTATCTGCACAATGCCTGCCTCTGCCTCGGTAATGGCTTCCCGCCACTTCTGAATGTCCTGCTTGGCCCGGCTGAACGTGATGGGGGCAATCGCCTTGTAGCGCAGGTCTTTCGCTTGCCCTTCGTTGTTGCGCTGCTCCGCTTTGGACGGCTCCACAACGGGGAACCAATAGTTTCTTATGTCGTTTATCAGGCCCATGTTAATAGTTGTTTACATTGCGGGGTATTGACCCCATGCGGGTGCGGTATCCTTGCTTAGGTTGCAACCTTGGGATGTTCGCGCTTATGCCTCGGTTGTCTCCGCTGGCCGCGATGAGCCAGTTCACGGTGTTATCATAAGCTAAAAGGATGTTGGCTGGGATGTTCTGAGGTGCGATGCGCTTGGAGGCATAATACAGCACGATGTTAACCACGTACAGAACAAGCTGCTGGCTTCGGTTGTCGCCTTGGGTGAACACGGTTGTGTTGGTGGGTAGGGTGTTGGCTGTGGTCTGGTAGGCCGTGCCGTTACCCCAATACGGTTTCGCTTGTGGGTCGTCGGGTGCTATGCCCGTGTATGGGTTCAGGCAGGTGTACACCTTGTCGTGCCACCATACTTGGTTTCCTATGACGTACACCGTTTCGGCATCCCATACGGGTTGCGGAGGCTTGGCAAAGAAGATGTCGTAAAGTGAACCGAGCAGC